TTACCAATGTCAAGGAAACCGCCTGATGTAAATGGTGTATTACCAGCAGTTGTCAATTGAGCTTTTAGGTCATATGCAATTTCTGGGTGAACTACGCAGACCATACCTTCCATAGGAACAGCATCAGCTTGTAGTTTTGCTACTGCTTTGAAAACTTGTTCAACAGTGATAAGAGTAGTACCTGCTGTAGGTGCTGTAAAGCTACTGAACAATGCTGTTAAGTCAGTGTCCATTTTGCGCGCAACTGCTTCACCAAACAAGCGGCCTAAGTCAGCAACAACATTACTTGCGGCTGATGTGCGAGCTAAGTCAGTTAGCAATGTGCGAATAGCAACAGTACCAACAGTCAATAGCGCTGTGTTTGTAGAAACTTGTGTGCTGTCAACTTCATTACCTTCAGTAATAACTGCAGCTGTTTGTCTTGGGTAAATAGGTACATTTACATTCTTACCTTGACCTGGACTTAAAGTATAGTTCTTTACCAGACCGCGCATAATGCTACGCTCTGATGCCACGAACATGGCTTCCTGAATAATTTCAGGCAATAGATCGTTTAACGATCCTGTTGTTGATGGGCCGATTGCCATATTAAATTCTCCTTAATGAATTTTATCTTAATCCCGCAGTTTTTCTATATTCTGCGTAGATTTTTCTATCTTCAGGATTTTTCATGTCTAGTTTAGTAATGTCTAACTTCTTAGATGTAGATGAACTGATGTTGCTTTTACTATTAGTTGTCGCAGGTGTGGCTGACACAAAATGTGGATTACTTTGCAGCCATGACTGAACAAAGCTATCCACACTTACAGGTTTCCCGCTGTCATCATAGCGAACAACACCTTTATCATCTAATACTTCTACTTCACCATCTTGATTTAGTCTAACATGATTACGAATCAGTGCTTTGACTTGATCAGGATTAACTGCACGATAACGAGCAGCTGCATCTACAATAGGAGTTTCTACTTTGAAACTTTCTATGATCTTATCCCTCTTTTGAATTTCTGCATCCTTCTTGGAAGCCAATTCCTGGATAACCTTGTCAAACTCTCCACGCTTAAGTTGTTGCTCTTGTTGAACCTTCTGATAGTTGCTGACAATAGTCTTTAACTCATCAGGATCGCCGAGATCTTCGTACTTACTAGAAATCTTTTTAATAACGGCATTCTTTGTTTTTGCCATCATATCATCAACTTCTTTTTGTGTATAAGTCTTTACAGTTGCCTGAGTTTCATTTTGAGAAGGCTCAGTTCCTTCCATGTCGCCAATGTTTGTATCGGTCATTGTGTCCTTTGCCGGGTCTTAGCCGTATTGTTTAACAGATATTTCTGTATGTAGTATATTTATACAATTTAATTACTCTTTGGTTCCCAAACAGCACACCAATATGTTGCTTTAACTGGAGCATTATTCCAACGAGTACACAAACCATCTAGATAGTAGCCGCAATTCTTACAATTCTCGCTTGTAGTTGCAAGGTCGTAAGCTTCAGGTAAATCTGGACTAATAGGTTTACCATCAGGATAAACATAACGAATTTCTTCTTCATCTGGTCCTGGTACACCTTGTTGTTCGGCTAACTCTTCAGCTAATTCGTGTTCTGCACTTTCAATATCAATAGCATCCATTACAGCATTTTCAATATTCAATCGTTTAATGGGATCTTGTACAATATCATATGCTATCTTAAGTTGGTTTAATTCGTTGTCTACATTTCGTAATGCAAAGTTATCAGGATAATTTATTTCGCCATCCCAGGTGGCACCCATATATGTGTATATAATCTGCCATACTTGTTCTTCAGCTAACTCTAAGTTATCAGCAATGCTGGAGAGTCGTGCATTTAATAATTGGAATTCTGTCTCAATAGCAATGCCAGACATTTCTCTTGTTTCTGTAGCTCGCACAGCTCCAACATTTCCCATACTATTAATCATCTCTTTGCGATTGTCAATAGAAGAATATATCTTATCTATTTGGCCACCTTCAAAGTTAAGAACATAAGGCTTAAGTGCAGGATCAAGATTTTCTTCCATAGTAATTACTTGACCTGCAGCCGCACCTTGAGCATTTGTACCTGCAGTAGCAACTAAAGAAGGATGAGTATCTAAACGAATAGAGTCGTATACTTCAGCTAACTCGTTGTAGATCATGCGTTGCTGATCAGCGATATCGTCAATTAAACTATTACCTAATCCACGAACTGGACTACGCTCAGCATATGTACAAACAAATGGTAGAAAACCTAGACCATTCGTTTCTGTTTTCATGTCTATAACGCGTTCTTGTTGCGTATCTAGATTATATGTTGTAATAGTATCGTATGTCCATTCTTTAACAACCGTCTCAGTACCATTAACTTCTTCAACATACTTAATGTATTCTAATTCATAGCCACCGTTTGGCTGTCTTGCCCATCTCCAATCTGTTACAGCTAATGGATTATATAAACTAAGATAAGGTCTAGCACCCATCGCTTGTTCATCAGCAAGAGTAACGGCACCTACATTAGGTTTGGCTACACAAATCCACATATGTCCAAAGACTGATGCCCATTGTGCAACATCTTTCATAAATGCATTCATGTTACGACCGTCTAAGTCAGCATCTTCGCAAATTTCTTTTATTGTAAAGTTATTTTCTAAGCTACCAAACTCTCGTTCTGGTTCTGTTCTAAACAAGAAACTGGTGTATAGACTTATAAGACTACGACATTGATTATCAAGTGGGCAGTTAAGTAATCGTGCTGCATATTGTGTATCGCTTTCAAGAGCATAACGTTGTAAGTATGCACCTTCACGATAGGCTTGTCCACCTGTAAAGCTATCAAGCAAGAATTTCCATCTTAGTTGATTACGACTATATGTAAAGTTTCCAGCAGTTGCTTGTAAATAGGCATTCTGGAACGTTTGTAATTCTGCCATATATGGCTCCTTTTAATATTATATTTATACCAACTGGTGACCAAATCGTTGTGGCAGTATAGTTGGTAAATCTTTGTTAATAGGAAATAGATATTGTATAGCATATGTTAGAGCATCAAACATGTGATCTAATCCACTATCTTTTTCTGGTATTTGCGTATCTGGTTTATAGCAGTGTTGGCGAAGAGACTTAATAGTATGTTTACAACCAGGATCAATGCGAAACCTGCAGCTACCATCAGTGCGAAGATGAAATAAACTGTTTGCAGCATTGATACGATCTTTAACAAGAGGATGCTGACGATGGTACTTAACCGTAAAGCCAGCATTCTCAAGAATCTTAATGTCTGTTTGACCATTCGCACTTGTCTTTCTTTGTACTCCAGCTGGATCTGGAAATATAGTAATAGGATTATCTGGATAACGATTTCGTATTTCAGTAACTAACTCATTAGTGTTACTAGCATGTATAACTATTTCGTCTATCTGGTGTAGGCCATCCTTTGTTCGTAGCATTACAGTAGCACTCATAGGATTAACGTTAAAGTCAGTACCTATAATAAGTGGTTGTGTACTTGTTATGGCAGGTTTATCTAAGATGTTATGATCGCCGAATGAGTAAGCAATAATGCCACTGAAGTTTTCAAATGTAGCTTCATACTCTTGACGGAATGTTCGCGTATCTAAATCTGCTCTTGCACTTTCTACTTCTTCTTGTGGTACATTGCCACCATCTAATGTAGTAAATTGAAATGATACCCAATTATTCTTTGTAAGATGATTGTCGTATAATTCCTTAAACCAATTCATGCCCTTTGGCGTACCGAGAAATAGAGCATGACCTCCAGTATCGCTAAGTGTAGGTCTTATTACTTCATACCAAGCTTCAGCATCTATGTCAGCAGCTTCATCTAGTACAACGAAATCAAGGCCAACACCACGAAGACTATCGTAGTTGTCAGCCCCGCGTAAACTTATTTCACTGCCGTTGACGAGTGTTAGAGTTAAATCACTTTCATTAATACTCTTTACCCAATGGATTGAAGTAAGCTTCTTCTTTAGTTTCTTCCATACGATTTGCTTTGCCATTCTGTATGTTGGTGCAATATACCATACTCTCTTGTCTGGTATAGCAGCATACTTTGCAAGCTCTCTAATACTAAGGTGAGTCTTACCAAATCGTCTACCACATACGGCAACTCTAAATCTAAATGGTGCATCAGCAATTAGTCTTTGTGCTTTACTGAGTGGCATTTAGTTCATTTAACTCTTCTTTCATGTCATCGCGCATGTTATCATTAACTTCAAAATCATCTTCATCATCACTAAATGGTAGTGTTTGTTTATTACCATTGCCCATACCGTTATCACTCATGCCTAACATATTCTTGGCTAAGAATATTTGCATAATAGCATGATTGTTAACAAGAGCATTATGAAGCATTGCTCTCCTGAGTCTCTGTTTTAATGTTTCTCTTCCCTTTAATAGTATACTACTAAAGTTATATCGTAGAGTAGAAACGCCACTTAATCCAAAGAAGTCGCAGATCTCTTGGTCAGTGCAACCTATCTCAGCAAGGTCTTGTACTTGTTCTGGTGGTACAACAATGTTATCACGCCCAACAACAAAACCAATAATGGTTGCTGTACCTATCTTGGGTCCTGGTGTTGGGCCAGGCTTTTTTCTATCTTCAATCATAGTTTATCCTTAAGTATTTTAAGTTCTTCTTCAGTTAAGAAGATTTCAAACTTATGTTGTAATTCATCTTGAGATACAAACTGTAGATGCCACTGTTCAGTTTGCGGTATCCATGTTTTTTTGAATACTAATTGGTAATGTGGTTTACCTATTATTGTCTGGAACTTTGCCTTATTTATCATAATATTTTGTGTACCGTAAAGTCTAGAGTGCCGAATTGTTTGTTTAGTTTCTCGGCAAGGTTGTTTGCTGGCGCAATAGTTGGATAGGTTGTTTGATATGTTTTCATTGTCTTGCCTTTCCATATATAGTATTTCTTTCTTACATTAAATGGTTTGTCTTTATATAATACTGTCCACAATCCAGTTGCTTCTACAATATCAAATTCACATTCGTCTGTTTGTGTTGATAGTAAAGCTCGTCTTGCTGGTCGTGACATTATAGTTGTACCTGTAAATGTGTTGTTATTGCTGGAAGTTCTTG